CTTGAGGCTGTTAAGATGAGCTTTGAACAAGCCAAAGCAATGCACAAGGAGGAGATTGAGAATGCAGTTAAACAAGGTTGGGATTACAATGAAGAAGGTCTTGTGCAATGGATGGGCGAAGAATACTACAACGAAACCTTTAACACCAACGAGAGATGAAAAACAACAAACAACACACACATCAAGAGTTGATATCTATTGCAGATAAACTCTACCGAGAGCAAAACCCAACGGGAACTATGTGTACACCCAATAGTGTATATATAACGGTGCTTGAAAATTGGTATCCTAAATATGTAGAATCTAAAAGCGAATTAGATTTCTATGACTACTGTTATAAAACCTACGAGAAATGAAACAAGAAGAACCAAGCAACGATATGTGCGAATGCAAAGTCCCACAACCACAAATCAAAGTCAGTGAAAATGGAACATATGCTTACTGCGCAAAATGTATAAGAGCAATTAACGTCAACGAAAAATGAGAGAACTATTAGAGCGTTTGTATGTGATACAAAAGAAGACGCACGTAAATGAGTACGGAACATACACACTTAAGCGACTCAATCCATATCACCCATTAACATACATCGTTATTCCAATGTACTATGCTTTGGCTATTGCTATGTATGGTTTCGTTGGCTATAAGCAAGAGATGGATTCTGACTTTTTTAGATGGCAATAATCTTTAACACCAATGATAAATGAAATACAAAAAGAAACCAGTAGTGATTGATGCTGTTCAATGGACGGGTGAGAATCACAGAGAAATGTTTGACTTCCTTACAGAAAATGCTTTTGACAAGGAATCAATGAAAGTAAGTGGAGAGCACTTTTACATTGACCACAATAAGGTTGAGGGTGGATTAATCATCAAAACACTAGAAGGAGAGCATCTTGCTTCTATCGGAGACTTTATTATCCGTGGAGTCAAAGGTGAATACTACCCTTGCAAGCCGGACATCTTTCATCAGACCTATGAGAAAGTTGAAGACACTCATATTTGGACTGGTAATGAATGGTGGAAAGGCAACGGAACTATTACTGTTCCTAACGGAACTGGTGATTTAGTCCCGTATCATACTATCTGTGGATGTAATCCTGCTAATGGCGGAAGTGGTATTTGTGGATGTATTATGGGAAACAAAATGGTTAGAAAAGGTGATAGCGTTATTACAGGCACTACAACCGACACCGCTTATATTCCCGATAATGCAAACATCTCTTACACCAACGAGAAATGAAAATCAGCAAAGGAAAATACGTTGACCAATTCGCCATCGGTGTAACGTGGTTGCGATACCCCAACTTTATGTGGTCTATCATCTTTGACCTTGGTCTATGGTACGTTGAGATATCTAATGAAGACATAGACTACGAGCCAGACCTATCAAAAATATTCCCCAATGCGCTTAAGTGTGACAGGTGTGGTTCACCAAACGATGTCTATAGCCACGTTAATTGGCACGACTCCGGCCTACATGCGTTTGAAAATGTTTGCATTGATTGTATGACATACGAGAATACATCGCTTGATGTGAAAAACAAAACCAATAATGAGCCTTCTGATATGAAAAACAAAGGCAAATGATAAGTTGATTTAACAAAAACAAAAGCAATAATGACCAAAGAAGAACAAAGTATCTACCTTGAGCGAGTGCTCGTAAAGCTGATTATCACCATGCAGGTACAGCTTGAGCTGTTCGATGAACTTCAGCTGACAAAGGCGTACCGACACAACATTAAAAAGTCTACCAACATGCTGTCTAAAGACCTTGAGGAATATCTCCGAGAGATGTATGGATACATGAACATGGACAAAGAGAAGGAGGAGTCTTTTCTGGCCATCAAGCGTGGTGTAGAAATGATGCTAAAACGCACCGTAGATGAACTTTACGATGATGGGTTTGAACCTATTAATGAGTAAATTTGTACGCTAATTTTTACTGCCATGAAGAACCACACCAAAGTTTATCTAACCGAAATGGGTTACGATGTAACCGATTTCATTTCATGCGAAGTGTGTAGTAAAAAGGCGGTAGACATTCATCATATTCAGCCAAGAGGAATGGGAGGAAGCAAGCTTCTGGATACCATAGACAATCTAATGGCGTTATGTAGGGAGTGTCACCACGAAGCGGACTTCGGAACTAAACTGCCTAAAGAATCATTAATGGCTATCCATACAATGCGAATGGCCGGACTTTAAATTTTATGAGCAAAGTTGTTTATCAGAACGCCTATGGACGTGAGGTGTTCTTCGAAAAGGTTGATGACGAGACCATCCTCATGACCAATGTCCCAAAAGCCAACCTGAAAACACATGATAGGTGTGGCAGAATTATACTACCAAGCGTAGTTAAAATCAATTTTCCTGGTGGCCCATACCTTACCCAGCACATGAAAATGTCGCTGATAAGTCCTGAGTTCGCCAATATGTACGCAGATATCATAATCTCCAGAAGTAAAAAAATCGGCAGCGGTTGGTATATCGTCTGCTACAAACGCTATCAAAAATGATTACAAACAAATCCTTACCCAAACACATCAAGGCGGTAGACACCTCCAAAATGTCCCGCAAAGAGTGGGAACAGTTCCGTGGAACGCTCACTACACTTGGAGGCTCAGATGTTGGTACATGCATCGGCCTCAACAGGTGGAAGTCTAATATCGAACTATTCTATGAGAAGCTTAAGCTATACAAGCGTGAGTTTCATGATAGCATACCTATGATGATGGGTCGTGAGCTCGAGGCTTCAATCCGAAAACTTATTGCCTACTATGACATCGAGAACCCAGATGCATTCTTAGACAATTACCACGCTGGCAACAAGGTCAACTTAATCCGTCAGCGTCATGCCACGTTCTTTAACGATAACGTACCTGAGCTTCATGCAAACATTGATGGTCTAATAAAAATCAAAGGGCGTGATGATTGGGGTGTTGCAGAGATTAAGTACCAAAGCGGTCAGTCTACCCGTGTTTGGGAGAACGGAATCAACCCGTCATACATCGCTCAGAGCATGGCATACATGGAGGTTCTTGAACTGGATTATGCTGTGCTTGTCCTTATCGAGGATGCCAACCAGTGGAACGTGCACGTTATTGAGCGCAACGATGAATTGTGGGCTCAGTTCTATCCGACCATTAAGGATTTCGTTGAGCGCTTATCTATGGCGAAGTCAATGATTGAAGATTATGTCGATGAGTCGGAAAAATTCCAACAAGCATCCACGTTCGAGCCTACGGCTTACACGGAGCAAGCCAAGCCCTATGAATCTTTTCTCTCCGACTACGCTAAGACAAGAGACAATGAGCTTGTAGTAGAAGGCGATGAAGAGACACTGCTTATCGCCAAGGACATCGTTGAGCGAAGCGAGGAGTTAAAGGGGCTGGAAGAGCAGCTTAGACACCGTAAGAACCTTGTTAGGAAGTACATGCTCGACAATCAAGCTCAAGTTATTACCTTTGGTGACGCCGGTAACATAACCTATCGGAGCCAATTAAGATTCAACATCAAATTATGAAAGACGTAAAATTTGCAGCAGAGGGCGTGTTTGTCGGCAAAGTAAACACCACCTCAATCGGTTCTGGAGCCGGTAAAGGAATTGTTCTTGTAGACTTTGTAATCAATAACAGCATCCAAGATAACCGTGGAGTTGTCAAGGAGCAGCCGCTCAAGATTACGGCCTACAATAAAAACGCAGCGCTGTTGGATGCAATCAAGATTGGTGACACGGTAGTTGTTAATGGGTACGTTCGTGGAAAGTACAACGATGGTAAGGACGAGTATTGGACTAACCTCGTGATGCAAACTATCCGCATCCTGTAAAAAAGAAGAGGGGCCGTAGCCCCTCATCTCCCCTTAATCAATCATTAAACACCAACCAAAGTGTCCAACTATGACCACAAATATATGGAATAATTCCATCTAAACAAAGTTGTATGAGCAGTATTTTAGAAAAAGTTGTTTTAGATGAGCGTTTGTCGCTCAAAGCCAAGGGGTTATTTGTGCTTTTGTACACCTCAGGCACCAACACTAGGAGGGCAATTTCAATGTCAAAGGATGGGCGTGACGCACATTACGCTGCCTTTGCGGAGTTGAGAGAGCTTGACTACATTCAGCACCTACCATGTACGGAAAATCCGGACATACCATCGAGTGAGTGTACGGATAATCCGGACACAAGTGCCGTTTCATGTACGGAAAATCCGGAAATCGCACCCGAGTTTCCGGAAAATCCGGACACATCAGAAAAAGTGGTCTCCCCCCTTGACAATCCCCCCTCCCCAAAAGAGAAAGAAAAGACTACTACAAGTAGTAGTCCAAAAGAAAGAGAAAAGGGGTTCAGAGCGCCAAAGGTCGAAGAGGTCATGGCGTACATGACCGAACGTGGATGGAAGGGTGCCAAAACCCAAGCCGAGGCATTCATCGATTTCTATTCATCCAAAGGCTGGATGATTGGGAAGAACAAGATGAAAGACTGGAAGGCCGCTGTCCGCACTTGGGAGCGCCACGGAGATGTTGAACGTATCGAGACACAACAAGACCCACGGGTTGCAAGATTGTTCGAGATAGACTGGGATTCACAGCCAGATGAACGAGTCGTGAAAGCCTCAGTCTACTGCGTTGCCAACAGGGTTAACCCACCAAAGGCGCTTGTCAAGCGGTACTTCAACAACCTCAAGCTTGACCACGAATTCAAAGCAGCCTGCAAAGAGCAAGGGCTTGAACCCAAAATGCTTGCTGCCAAATGAAAGACGAGCGTTTTGTAAACATGGACGAGCACCTTCGCACAATCGACCTGAAGCGTAAGGGCAGACTCAAGATGGGAATGGGTATTGGTGTAGATGTTTTCGACCGCCATATCCAATTCAAGAAGGGTGAGATGACTGTGATAGCCGGACACGCCAACGCAGGTAAGACCACCGTGATTCTTTGGTACATGCTGGTCAACGCTGTGAAGAACAACGTCAAGTGGCTCGTATACTCATCTGAGAACGATGCCTGGATTTTGATAGACAAGCTCATTGCCATGAAGCTCCAGCAGCACACCGAGGATGTTAGCGACATGGACTTCTACAAAGCAAGGGATTTTGTAGTCGGTCACTTCCGGTTCATCGACGACACCCGTAGCTACACAGCATACGAGCTGTTAGACATCGCACGGTCAGTGAAAGATGAATGGGATTATCAGGCACTGCTCTTAGACCCATACAACTCCATTTCCAAAGACAGAAAGCTGTACGCAGAACTTGGAGGACACGAGTACGATTACCGAGTGCTTGGCGACATCCGAATCTTCTGCAAGCAGACATCGATATCGGTATACATCAACGCTCATGGCGTAACAGAGGCACTGAGAAAGGTACACACCAAAGGAGATGAGTACCTTGGGTATGAACTCGATGGTCATCCTAGGCCATTGGCACAGGCAGACATTGAAGGCGGCTCGAAGTTCTCGTCTAGGGCGGACAACTTCTGGTGCGTGCATCGCTACACAAGACACGAAAGTCTATACAACTACACACTGATTCACGTCAACAAGGTCAAGGTAACGGAGACCGGAGGGTCACCTACGTTCTTCAATGACCCGGTTAGACTTCAGATGCGTATGGGCGGTACGTTCTTAATATCAGATAGATACGACCCTCTTGGCCAAACTGGCCGTACAGAGGAGGTCATTAATACTAACGATGACGACGTATTCTGATGGACAGAGCAAACGAACTGTTGCTTTTAGCACAACAGATGGAGCTTGCACAAGCTCAGCAATGGGTAGCCGAATGGGCGTCAAAGGCCAAGGGCGAAAGCCAAGACAGACTTATCACACTACTACAAATTTTATCACGAACCGAATCATCATTAGAAACACTTAGATATGAAATATCCACACTCCAACAACAGGTCAACTCCGACAGAGCAAGAATTACGGCAGCAACTGAGGCTGAAAGAAGCGCTCGAGAAGAAGCAACTTCTCTTCGAAGAAGCATCGAAGAAGCACTCTGATTACACTCAGGAGAAGATTTATCACAAGGGTGGATTCTTTCTTGTTGGCGAGCACCTTCTCACCGCCAAAGGAAAGTTTCAGATTCTAGACATTGATGGCGCATTTAATGAATCAACGAACAAAAGAGATTGGCTCCTAACGCTCGAGAACTTCGAGAGCTTTGTAAGGATGACCATTTGGTACAGCGACCTGCTACAACGCTACGAGGCAGGAGAAGCTGTGTTAATCACGTTTAAATCGTAGTTTTGTTTAATTACTAATTTTTCTTTAAAATGGAACAATACA